GGTTCGTAACCCTCATCCTTTAAGAACGTCTTCTGCCAACCCTGACGGCCAGCAAGAGATACTCGACTGCAACCCAACTGCTTGCCCCAAGACTCGATGTATGGTCGCATCTGCTTGAGTTCATCTAGGTCGCCGCCAGCAAGGAAGAAGTGCAAGTCCTTGATTCGCGGGTAGACAATGATCTCAGTAACCACTGCGGATTTAGTGCCAGGCCAGAACTGAAATCTGTTACTAGCCACACCCTCCGCAATGTCTTCAATTGTGTGTGTCCCTCCTGAGTATTCTAAAGCCGCTTCGATGTGTTTGCGCAGCGACCAAAACTCCTCCATTAACGCTTACCTGCCGTTGTAGTCTCCAAACGCATAACTCCAACGCGCCAGTCATCCAATATGTTGCCTGTCACCTTCATCTTTACTGACCGACCCGAGAACCTGGCATCGGTAGGAGCCTTGGCCGAGAACGGTCCATAGGTAGACTCAGCCGAGGTCGGGTACAGCCTTGACGTGAAGGAGATGGCAACCTCGCCCAGTGTCTGCTCGTCGGGGATAACCGACCTGACGGACATGATGTTCTCGCCTGTGCCGATCTCAATGGGTCCTGACTGGGCGTAGGGGCTGACAGAGTCATAGGTGAAACCCACCTCATGCTCATAAATGTAGGAATCTGCGCTGACCATCAAGGGATTCTTGAAGACTCCCCTGTCAGTGCCAGCCGTGCGGGACATGGTTCCAATCGCCCAGTGACCCTCACGGTAGTTGTAGGTCACATAGGAATCATTCTCGTTTGAAGCACTTGATGGGTAGAACCAAGTGACTTCACCAAACATACTGTTATGAACAGCGTAAACCTTAGAGGCTTGGTTGTAATTTATGTTGTTAAAGACATAATCAGAAACGTCGCAGGTCATTGGCTTAACGTAGCCGTCGTACTGCCAAAAGCCCGACTTAGACATCCACATAGCCGCAGTGTCAATGGCCGCAACGGATTGGCTAGAGATTACTCCACAGCCCGAACCCGCCTTCTCGAACGAGTAAACGAATGGCAGTCCGATGTAGGTGGCTGTGTGTACATCCACATCTGTAAACAAAAGGTTTACACCTCGGACTCTTTTGCCTGCCTTTAATGTTCCGACTGTGGCAAGTTCAAAGTCACCAGCCTGATTATTTGACGCGGCAGTCCATACAGTATTGTTCTCTTGGTCACACCAAGATACAAGACGGCCATTTCCACCGGCTCCCAACGCAAAGATGATGCGCTCTGAAGTCACCAAAAGGGCTGCGCAACTCGTTGGGGCGTTGGTGATTACAGCCGCAACGGTAGGAGTGGTGAACCCCAACTGCCACTCATAGAGTTTGCCGTCCGTGTCGCTACACGCTACAAGGTACTCACCCCAAGTGTCTAGGCTCCATGTCGTTGCAGGCAGTACCGTACCAATGTCAGGACGTGCAACGCCGTAAGCAGATGTTCCATAAGTGCTGTAACCGTAGCCTGTCCCGCTGACGGCATCAGCACGGCCAGTAGTAAAACCCACTGGGGTGATGTCCTTGATGGTTGAGTCTTGGCTCATTGCGAAGAGTTTTGACTGTGTACCTGCCGCAACGTACCTTGCATTGCCATTAGTTACCCAAGCCAGCAACCCACGGCAAATACCTGTGAGTTGCGTCTCTGACTTCTTGCGCCACCCACCAATGGGGCGTAGGGTGTTCTCGTACCAGCGAACTAGGTTCGAGTCGTACCAACGTCCCGCAGCCTGGTACTCAGTACCATTACGGTAAACGCCTGGGGGGATTTTGAGTGGTATGAGTGCCATAACGAGATTATGCTGTTTCTGTAGACAAATTGGAGACGAACGACATGGTGGCAATAACCGAAGGGATTGACGGACGTGTCGGGGAGGTTCCAGCCGCGAAGGTTTCAATGGTCACAGCAACGTCGCTTGTTCTCCAGACGATCTGCATATAGTCATTGGCGGCTAGGCTTACAAAATAGTTCAATGCAACGATTACGTGGGACGGGTCGCCCGCTGACTTCCTTGCCGAAATGCCAAACCTGCTGTTGGATTTGGCGATGTCGGTCCCGTTCTTTCTGAACCAAAAGTCAATGTCTTGGGAACTGTTTGTCGTGTTCTTGACTTGGATGCTGAATTGCAGGTTGTATAGACCAGGTTGAGCCACGTTAAGTCTTGACGAGTTTGACAATGTCACCCCGTTACTGAAGTCTGTAGTATCAAAGGTTACAGGGTAGGCTGTGGTGGTGTTTGCCGCAGTCTGATTTGTACCGTCCTGAAACGCACCGTAGGGCGTGTTGATGTACTTCCCTCCCCTCGGCCCGAACAGCGCAGCAATGATGCCTGTGACGCGCTGAAAGTACCCTCCCATATTGGCGAAGGTCTGGCTGAAGTATCTCTGCTCGTACTCATTCCCAGGTGTACCCGTGTTGGGTACTGCCGGTGTTGTAAGTTGGCCGGTGTAGTTTGTTGCCATTACTCAAACTGACGAGTGCCAGCCTTGTCAATAATCAGTGCTTTGCCACGGGGTTCGGCATCTTCGGTATTCGGGATGCTGATGTGCGTCCAACGATCAAACTCACGGATGATCTGATCGAAAGGCAGATTGGCAGCAATCACAGCGCGGACTACTTCATCGGGGGTAACGCCGGGTACACGGAAGTCACAAGCGCACCCCTTACGATGCTGAGACTTGTCAGAACTTCCAACTGCATCATTGACCTGCTTACTGCGGAACGCAGAGTTAATCATCACGGGCTTGCCGCCAAGGGTTTCCTTGACCTGCTCCAGCAGTTGCGCCAGCCGTTGCAGGTTGCTGATTTCTTCCTGTGTCGGGCTGTTGTCAAACTCCCTGTGGTCGGTGACGGTCAGTTCGTCAAGGGTAAAGTGTTTACTTAGGTGTGTCATTTTGCTGCCTTTGACAATAAATCTGTTTTGTTTTGAGAACTTGCCGATGAGCCAAAATAGTAAGAAATAATCCCCGTCCAAGCAGTACCCAGTGAGCCAAGCATCATCAAGATGGCAGGGTTGCTGCTGTCAATCTTATTAAAAAACATCAGTACCATAATACTAAAAAAGCCAATGGTCACTGCACCAGCTAGTAAGGGCGGCACTATTGACTTAGTTGAAGATTGCATATCCCGTGCAGACTTGCGGTCTTCAACTTCTAGTTTTTCAAAGTTAAGGCCAAGTTCATTGGCTTGTTTTTGAAGTTCAATCTCAGCAATTTTGACTTGAGCAATTTGCTCTGCTGAAAGTTTGTTGTTTGATATTAGGTCGCCAACTTTGTCGGGGTCAACGCCTATGGCTTTGGAAATGGCAGACACAGCCATACCCGCTAACGGGCCACCCATTGCGGTTGCAATAGTAGGTGCAATTTGTTTAAGCCAATCCATTATTGTTTACTCCTTGAAAGCATGGTTGCTGCAATACTCAGCATGGTTCGTGCTGATTCTAAGTTTTCGGGTTCGGTTTCCCACCCCACGGTTATCTGCCCCACAAACCGCCCAGGCTCTGGTGGAACACTGATTCTGCAAGTATAGGTAACGCCCTTGTTGATATACCAAATACCCATCTCAGACTGCGCCGTGCGGTACTCACCGCAAGGGATTTCGTTTGCCATCAATTTAACTACATCGGCGTTATTGGCTGCGTTGTTTGTAAACAGTCCTACATCTAGCCCGTCATTGGTTTTGTCTCGCCCGTCCTTGGCGTAGGCTCGGTACAGCACACGAGTGCCAAACATAGGGTTGACTTTGAACACCGCAACGATAGTGGCGTTGGTGGTCTTGAATAGGTGGGCAGAGGCATCCTCAACACGGTCCTCGGCAATGCTGGGTATCTTCTTGGATTCTTTGTAAGCCCCAATAAGCAGGTCTTGGTTTGTGTACACAAAGTAACCAGCAAAAGCAACTACGCCCATGACAAGGATAGCGATAAGTTTAAACGGTGAATCCACATACCCAAGAACTTTATCAAGGGTCGAATTGGCGTTTAAAGTTTCTTCGCTCACAGCTTACCTTTCATTGCAATTACACCCCACGCTACCAAGAAAAATATGGCGGCGGCTACCAGTACGCAAAGCCCCATTGTGATGGCTTCGTCAATCTCTGCCTTGCGGTTCTTGGCCGCTTTAGCATCTAATATCTCTTGCGTCCGCCTGCGCTGCACAATTGCGTTGCGCTCAAGCAGAATCTGACTCCACAGTTGGCTGTGACCCTGATTGATAAAGTGCCACTTGAGTTCTTCTTCAGCCCGATTCAGTTCATGCAGTTGCATTACTGTAGACATCGCCTGACTGGTGTCTGAACTGTATTTCTTC